TTGCTGCATATTCACATACTTTACTATTCCATTCACAACCTTGTTCTCGTGCCCATTTTAACATTTCTATATGTCCATTTTCTGCTGCATATGTACATACTTTACTATTCCATTCACAACCTTGTTCTCGTGCCCATTTTAACATTTCTATATGTCCATTATACGCTGCATATTCACATACTTTACTATTCCATTCACAACCTTGTTCTCGTGCCCATTTTAATATTTCTATATGTCCATTTAATGCCGCATATGAACATACATCACTATTCCAATCACAACCATGTTCACGAGCCCATTTTAACATTTCTATATCTCCATTATACGCTGCTTTTGAACATACATAACTATCCCATTCACATCCTTGTTCTCGTGCCCATTTTAATATTTCTATATGTCCATTTTCTGCTGCTCTTGAACATACTAAACTATTCCATTCACATCCTTGTTCTCGTGCCCATTTTAATATTTCTAAATTTCCATTCGACGCTGCATTCAAACATACATATTTATTCCATTCGCAACCTTGTTCTCGTGCCCATTTTAATATTTCGAAATGTCCATTATATGCTGCACTTGAACATACATAACTATTCCATTCACATCCTTGTTCTCTCGCCCATTTTAATATTTCTATATGTCCATTGTATGCTGCGTCTGAACATACGTTTCTATTCCATTCACATCCTTGTTCTCTCGCCCATTTTAATATTTCTATATGTCCATTGTATGCTGCGTCTGAACATACTTCGCCATTTAATTTTAATCCTTTTGATAATAACCATTTTAATATATCTACTTTTGACACTATATACATTAATTTATTGTTTATATTATAATTATCATTAACTATCCATTTTATTATATCTAATGAATATCCTACATTTTTTATTTTAAATTTTTTATTCTTTAATATATTCAATATTTTATCATTTCCAATCATCAATTCCCTTAATCGTTTATTTACTTTCATCATTATCATTAAATCTTCATCTAATAATAATTCTTTGAATTTATATATCAATATTTGCATTAAATTTATTATATTCATTTTTTATGTCAATTATTAATTTTATAAAGAAATATATATATATGTTTAATTTTTCATTTTTTTCTTATTCATCTTTATATATCCTCCATTATTTGCCAATTTATAACATTCATTTTTATCCCATTTACAACTTTGTTATCATACTTCCTAATCTATGTGAGTCTAGGTAAGAAGAGACCCATTTTAATATTTCTATATGTCCATTTTTAGCTGCATTTGAACATACATAACTATTTTGTTGACATTCTTATTTTCATACTATCTAGTATCTGCAAGCTTGGATGAAAAGAGATTAATTTTAATATATTTATTATTTATTTGCTTTCGTCATTATTATTAAATTTTCATCTAATATTAATTATACATTTTATAAAGTAAATTATGCATATTAAAAATATAATTTTTTATTGTTTTTATTCTATTTTATTTATGATCTTGTTTATATACTCATACTGTTTAATAAAATGAAATATTTGATTAATCTGTTGAATTAAGGATTTAGACATAATAATCAATCTTATTACAAAAAATATTATTGTTAGCGTCATAAAAAATAAAGAGTAATTATTATTTTGTTATTTTTATATTTATTAAAATCTTAAATTAATTTTATTGCGTCATAAAAATTTTAAAATTACAAATTTAAATTTTAAAAAAATATTTTTACTATCTTAATTAACAAAAATTATTTGTATTGAAATACATATTAAATCCTTAATTTAACAGATTAGATATATATTATTTATCATTATTATTAAATCTTTATTTAATAATAATTTTGTAAATTTACTTATTAATATTTACATTAAATTTATAATATGAATTATATTATAATATATTTATCAACAATAATATTAGTTAAAATTATCTGTTAAAATTATTGGATTTGTTATTGTTTCAATATTTTGTGAACTATGTGCTTTAAATAATATAAATATTATTATTGTCCATATTGCTATTCCACATAATACACTAATTCTCAATATTCTTATATTATAAGTTTCTTCATCATTGTCACTATAACGATCAAAATAATTATATTCAAGTTTTAATATAATATAAATTGTTGCTATTGTAAAAAAACAATAAATTAATGAATGATATATATTCATTTATTATTAATATAATATTAATTATTATAATAATTAATATTATATTATTTTATTGTAAATTAATGATTTTTATTATTTTATATATTTTTTATCTATAATAATATATAATAACATGAATAATAATCCATCCTTATTACAACAAGCTAAATTTGCTCCATTTTTATTTTTAGAAGATCATCCTGATCAAATTTTTGAAAAATTACAATCCAAAAATAATATTGCAATAAAAAATAATAATGATAATCCCAATAATATTGTTGATATTAAAACCTTGTATTTTTCAAGTAAAAATATTGATATCATACAAAAATGGCTAATCAATGAAGTTAAATTTAAAATTGGAATTTCTATACCACCACAAAATCTCGCTCATATAATCCCCGCCATGGAAGCTATTTACGAAAAATTCGGTCAAGATTTACCTTTTGATATTAAAGAACAAATCCACGACTTAAATGCATTATTAGTACGTAAATTAACAGATATTATCATTCGAGAAATCATTTCTCGTTCAAATTATTTACGTGATATTAATACTGCTTCATATATGGATAATCCAATGTATTCAAACTCTAAAGGTAATCGTATTTTACCTTCAACAATTATTTAATCATCATATTTTTTATTAATATAATCATATGTAATTATATTAATTTTTCTTTTTCATTTTTTATTTTTTATTTTTTATTTTTTATTTTTTTATGCGAGACGTTCTGGACAATTTAATTCTCCATATATAAACACTGTTCCATAATGTGTCACCTTATCTGCATAATTTTCATTTTGTCGATATGGTTGATTCACTCCATTTGTTGATAGTGTTGCTGATACTGGATCATACACATCAAAATTTCCATCTTCCCTTAATCTACTTTCATTTCCATTCCTATCTACTGTTGGGAAACATGCTTCACATAACACAATTCCTGAAACATCAACTGGTGGAACAACTGGATTTGGATCACCTACTCTTAAAATAACATCATCTCTTGCAATTGTTTTCAATGTTAATACTGAACGAAGATCATAAGTCTTTTCATATCCTTGAATATATTGAGAATTAATTGTTAAATGATATTCTAATTCAACTGGATACATATTCAAATGTGTCTTCAATGATTGATTCATATAATTGTTCGATGGATATCCACCAATTATTGCTGCTGGATTTGTGATCATATTCACATACTTATTTCCTTGCACTCTTCGAACAATGTGAAAAGGAATTAAACCCTTTGAATATACGATATGTTGCATTTTTGGAACTAATGATCCATGTTCATAGAAATATTGTGGCGTATTTTTCATTTCCGATAGTAAAAATGGTCGTTGTGCTGGATTGCCATTCGCCCTTACTCCTTGCACTAATGGTAATCTAACTGTAATCATTGATACAGCAGTTAATCTATTTAAATACACTGGAAATGCAACATTTGCACCTTGTAATTGTGCAATTGAAAAATTTATTGGAGATGTTGATACTGCCAATGGTTTATAACTTAACATATGAAATAATTTTCTTACCATTACTCCTTCATCTGTATCACAATGACAATCTGGTGTTTCTGATTTATTTAATGTGCATAATGCTATCTTTTGAAGTAATTGTCCACCCATTGGATAATAACAATTTCCATTTCTTAAATGAAACACACACATCCATAAACATTCTTGTGTTTCTGCCCTCACTAATAAATCTTGAACTGAATTATCATTGCATAACACATCAATTGGATCATTCATTAAAGCATGACATAATAAGAAATCAGGTAGTGTTAATACATTCTTTCCTTCATATCTACATTTTACTATATGTGCTATGTTTGATAGTAAAAACATTTGTTCTAGTGATTGTTGTTTAATTAAAAATAATGCTGCAACCACTGGATGTACATATCCTAAAATACTGTGTTTTAATGGATCATATCGCATTCCTGTTACTACTGGTGTATCTTCATTGAACATTAAATGTTGTAATACCACATTTGAATGTAAATTTTTTGTAACCGTACATAATTGCAATATTCTTTCTAAATGTGGCTTATCTGCATCTGATACTACCATTGAACCACTTTCCAATGATTGAAAACTTCCTAATGTATGTCTCATTTTGTTGTATTGTGGTACATCACTTGGTGCTTCTGCTTGCGATAATTCAACATTCTTACTTAAATTATTCTTTATCAATTCAACAAGATAGTCTGTTTCTCCCTTTGTAAAATTATTCTTCTTTGCATATAATTCTGCAACACTTATGTAATTTTGTGGTGTCTTTGAATTACTTCCTGTTTCTAACCTGTTATTTATCTTTTGAATTATTATATTTGCGATTTTGTTTATTGATCCGACTGTCCTGTAAAATGCATTTATAATTTCATATGCATTTGGATTAGAACGAAGCTTTTCTACTGTTTGGGATGATAATGACATCCCCTTTGGACGTGAAGCAATTAAAGCTTCAACTGCATCATTAACGCTGCTGTTTGATTTAACATCAACAGTTCGAGGGTCAACACTCATTCTATATTATATAATATAATTAAAAGAAATTTTTATTATTTTTTTAATTTAATTATATATTTTAATTCTTATTATAATATTTTTATTTTAATTATTCTATTTAAATTTATTAATATTTTTTCAATTGATTTTCTTATATTTTATATTAAAATTCATTTTATCATACAATTTATTTATTTTTAATATTTTCTCTAAATTCTTATAATCCATCCCATAATATTTACATATTTCTACCGTATTTTCATACTCATCTCTCTCCACTAACTCATATAATACCTTATTTATATGCAATAACCTATTCAAATTATATCTACCTATCACATTCTGTATCATCTCTATATTATTCTTCTTATTTATACATCTTAAACTAGCTTTATTATATTCTGATGCATAATATGATCCAAAATCAACTTTTTCTTCTATTTTATTTATATTGTATGATGTATAACATATTGTATAAAAACCATGTATCTTTTGATTTATCCAATTTTGTTCTGTATATATATTTGTTTCTATTATATCACCATTACTTATTCCATAACTTACCTTCCTATATATATCAAATATATTTTGTATCTTCATTTTATTGTTTTTTTTATTCAAATTACTCACTAATACATCCTTACACTTATATCTATATTTCTCATATATCATTAATGATAATAATACCTTGTTTATTTCATAATAATATAATGCATCATCTATCGATTTGTAGTTATTTAATAAATAATTTGTTATTTCATATATATTATTATTACATCTTAACATCTCATAATTTAATATAACTTTTCTTAATATACTCTCATCTATTATAACATTATTATTTTTGTTTTTTTGTATTGATAAACCTGTTAAATATAAATCATATAATATACACATCAATTTTCTTATATTTCCATTTACATAATTTATTATATTATTTATTATATTCTCATTACTATATTTTATATTCTCATTCTTCGATATCTTATTTATTATATATATTATATCCTTATTCGTCGTGTCATCAAAATCATATTGAATACATAATTTTTTAATCTCATTATTCATCTTATTATAATTATCATTTGATATTATCATTATATCCATTATATTCTCCTTTTTATTTATTTCACATAAATTTATTATCGTATTCTCTTCTCTTTCTAATGTTATATTTTCTATCTTATTTATTATCAATCCATATTTCTCTTTTTTATAATACATCCTATTCATTAATATATCATCTATTATCGTACTATTTATTATATCATTGTGTGTTATATTTATTATTTTATATTTATATTTTTCTAATATCAAATTACATACAGTCTTCTTCCCTATTCCATTCTTCCCCATTATATATATATTCTTCTTTATCCCTTTTTCTATATTCTTACATATATCATTTATATTCTTCTTATTATTCATTATATCTTCTATCGTTTTTGGTACATATTTTGATGTCCATTGTGTATCTTCCATATCAATAATTATATTATTAAATATTTATTATTAAATATTTAATATTTAATATCTTATCTTTATAATATCATTTTTTTATATATTTAATTTGAAATGATAACTCAATTCATTCGGAAATAATGTTATTTTTGTCATACTCTCTTTTCCATTGAAATTTAATAATCCATTCGTTATCCCATATTTATAATTCATCGTTTCTTCTATTCCCTTACAATACATGAATGTAGTATTACAACTCGTATTCTCTATATTATATATCGTTCTATACATCTTTTTTCCATCCTCCACCGTCGTTATTAAATTTGCCTTATTTGATAAATATAATATATAATATATCCTCTCTATATCATTCTTTAATTCACTCACTATCATTTTGTCTATTAATTCATTACTTATTATTATCTCCTCCAATACTTCCATCTTTATATCCAATAATATTTTTTGTATATTCTCTTGTATCGTTATTGCTTCCGATATTGTTCTTTCATTAAATAAATTTAATGATCTCCCATTTGAATAATACAAATTTATTAAATGATATATAAATAAATGATCTGAATATTTATAATCTATCGCATCCTTAAAATTCTCATTTATAAAATTCATCTTCATATTCATATCATTCATTATCGTATGTGGATACTTTATTATCTTATTTATATCCATCTTTGATGCTATCATAAAACTTATCATTGGCACCATTTCATAAGTTAAATTAAAATATTTACTATATAATAACATTAATGACGTCTCTATATCATACATATCCATCTTTAATATCAATTTCCCTAACTTATTTATACATCCATCAAATTTCATTAAATCCTTATAACTATCTATATTTGTATAATTTATTATGTCTATATCCAAATTCGTCTTTCCATCACATTTATATTCATCCTCCGCTACCGATATTAAATTCCCTCCTAACTGTTTAAATGATACCATCTTTATCATCCCTGACGTATGCAACAATTTTATCGCATATTTACATTGTATCACCGTTAATGGTTGTATTAATCTTTGTGCTATTTCTAAAAAATTATATACCGTTTTATACGTCCTTATTAATCTTAACACATTCATATGTACACTATTTGATGTTAATATTGATGGTTCTGCATAACTTTTTAAACTTTCAAATTTATTCCTCGTATATAAATGATAACATTCTCCTGGTTTTGTCCTTCCTGCCCGTCCCATCCTCTGTTTTATTTGTGATATCGTCGTATATTGTTTTCCTATCTGTGTAAATCTCGTCAAATAATTCATCCCTACATCCAATTCTAATCCACTATCTATCACATACACTATACCATCAACTGTTAATGATGATTCTGCCACATTTGTTGCAAATATTATCTTTCTTCTATATTTTGGATCTTTCTCCTTGTATAATTCACTTGATAATGCTAACCTCTTTTTATCTTCTTCTATATCCGCATATAATTCCGCACAATAATATGATTCACATCTACTCGCTATATTCATTCTTTCTCCACATAACTTCTTTAACATTGAACAACCCTTATTCGCTTCCGCTGTCGTTGATACAAACATTAATATATCTCCTTCTTCTCCATCATGTTCATTTAATATTTGCAATATTATACTTATTCCAACATCCATATAATTAAAATAATTTATTTTATCTTCCTGTTGCAAAAAATGACTCGTTATCGGATAATTACTTTTCCCACTCACTAATACATGTCCAAACTTTATTTTATCCTTCTCATAAAATCTTTTAAATACTTCTACATCCAATGTAGCACTCATTATTATAACCTTGAATTCTGGTCTATTCTTTAACACATTCTTCAACAAAAATAATATTAAATCTATATTTTCACTTCTTTCATGTACCTCATCTATTATTATTCCACTTAATCCCGTCAATTCCGTATTTCCCGCATTTATCATTGATGTTACCGTTCCATCTGTACAATATAACAAATTAGTTTTACTTGACATCATGTTTTCTGGTGAACCCCTGAATTTATATCCAACATATGTTCCCAATTCAACATCTAAATTTTGTGCACAATATGACGCACTTTCTATAACTGTTATAATCTTTGGTAATGTTATATATATTAATGTATTTTTATATTCTTCTATTATATTATGTTTATTTTGTTTATCTTTATTATCTGTTGATTTGTTTTTAAAATAATTTAATAATATCATTGGCATTAATACTGTTTTTCCTGACCCTGTTCCTGATTCTATTAATGTAACTTGATTATTATCTATACTTTCATATATTTTCATTAATTCTGTCTTATTTTTATATATCGGCAAATTACTCCATCTTGGGGCATTCTTTATATAATTGTCAGTATATTTCATATTTGTTATCTGATTTATACCTTTTCCTTCACTATTTAATGGATCATAATTTTCATATCCTTCTTTTTTTTTATTGTCATTCTTCTCATTTTTTTCATTTGTTTTTCTATTCTGTTTTTTATCATTCTGTTTTTTATTATTCCGTTTTTTATTTGACATATAATTTTAATTATATTTTTATTTTCTTTTTTAATATTTATTTTTTATTTTTTATTTTATCTCGAAAATACTAACTTCCCTAATCCTTCCTTTATCCTCAATATATTATAATTCGTAATATATAATATATAATCATACTCTAAATTATTCCTCAATAAATAATTATAATATTTATCATATATCTTATATATTATATTTTTACTCTTTATATCACTAAAATTCGCACTACCTGATGGTTGCAATATCTCTTTTTCCTTATCTATATTTAATGAAAATGAATACACATTTATACCATCCAAATTACTTGATCTATATCTTTTATATGGCTCCACATAATTAAAATATTTACTATCTATTTTCGACGTTAAATTATTCCCATTCAAACTTATATATTGTTCCTCTATTATGTTTGTTTTATCACTAATTATATCTGAATTATATATTATACCATAAAAACTATCATTATAATCCGGATATTCCATATATTCCCCATTCTCTACATATATTATCACATAATTATTTTCACTCCTTATCACTCTATATATTCCATCATAATATTTACTATATTTTATTATTATCATCGAATTTATCGCATAATAATTCTCTATACTATCATTATTAAATCTTATCGTTATCAAATTCTCCACATTTATATTATCATACTTATTCGATATATATTCATTTATATTCGTATTCGTTCTTATTATCTCATATATTTCATGTATATATATCATTGAATATTCATTGTTCAATTTATACTTCCTCATTATTTTATTCTCCTGTATTATCCAATACATGTCCTTTATTGGATGCATCACATCCATATCCACCGAATTTTTAACCAAATTTATATTCTTCATTTCCAATTTTTGTATACCTTCTACCAAATATTCTTGTGCATTCCCTATAAACATATCCCTCTCTTTCTTTCCTACATATATATACTCCCCTATTATATTACAATTACTTAAATTATATATTCCTTCTATGTTTATATCTCCATTGTAATAACAACAATCATTTAATGTATTGAATTCAACATAAAATTCTACATCATTATTCGTTAACGATATTATTGGTACCACATTATTTTTCTGATTAAACCAAAAAGGTATTGGTATGTATAATGTCTCCTTGTCCTTCAATTTATTATCATATCTCGTCAAATTTTCATTATTTCCTATCATTTTATTTAATACTTTTTTCATTTGTTTCGTTAAATGCAATGAATACCATATATTTAAATAATTTGTGTCTATCTCCACTATTGTATATCCAGCTATTATTATTGAACATTTCTTTATTAAATTAAATCCTACATTCTTTATCCAACTAAAATATTCATATTTACTCCCTATATTTTTTATCCCTTCATTTATATCATTTAAATCCTTATACACCTTCCCTTCCTCCATTTTATAATATTTCTTCATATCTTCTATAAACTTCCTTATATCTTCCTTCAATTTATCATTCTTTATATCACTCCCTACATAATTAACCTTCTCTACCTCCGTAAATATTATCTTATACTCATTTATCACATTCTTCAAATTTAATCCCATTCCCAATATCTGTTGTTGTATAACTTTATTCATATCACTGTTTATTATGTCATTTAACGTATACCAATCACAATTTATCGTTTTTAAATGACTTAATAATTGATTCATTATGTTGAAATTATATCCAAAATATATTATATATTTATCCAATAAATTCTTATTCTTCGTCTGTAATATATATAACTGATTTAACATATTCGTATCTATATATTTATTATCATTATATATATGTATTAACGGTAAATCTATCTGCAAATATAATCTATATAATAAATCTCCTATTTTCGGTAATATTGTAGTACTTTTCTTATCAAAATTTGGATTGTCATTCATTTGTATTATAAAACTCTCTATTGCAAATTTACTATGTTTCTTATATACTTGTTTGAAATATGTTATCTTTGGTTCTCCCGTTAAATAATAATCACTTCTACTTTGTGAAGCTGCTAATTGTATCATTCCTCCCGTCATATATATTATCTATCTATATATTAATAAAAAAATGATTTTTTTTTTATATTATATTTCTATTTTTATTTATTTCTATATTTTTTATCATTTTATGTATAATTTTTTATATATTCTCTACAACAAATTCCCTATTAAATATAATAAATTCAATAAATCTAATAAATTTAATAAATTTATTATATCTATTACATCCCATATTCCTATTAAATCATTGCAACACAATATCCATTATTTTTATCATCATATATCTATAAATAAATATCTTTATTTGTCCAATTTTAAATATTTGTCATTCTTAACTTTCAACTTTCTCATAAATTTTTATTTTCTCTTTTACAATTTTATATTAGATCTTTTTATTATTATTTCTTTCCTCTCTTTCTCTCTATTTGTTATATTGTTTTTATGTTTCATCCGTATATATCTATTATCCATTTTTCATATTAAATAATTTTCACCTATAATTTCATATAATATCATATAATATCATACAATATATATCAAACATTCCTTATTTTATTTTTTATATATAATAACACTCAATATTTACACCTATAAAGATTTAAAATAATACAAATAAATGTCAAAAATAAAACTTAAAGGTTTGTCTGTTTCAATTAGTGAATATTTTTTCTTCATAATACATATTACAATAATCATATTTTTCACACTTTTATTTAAATATAAATAAAATTATAATAAAATAAATAAAAATTATATTATAATCTCTATTTATTTTATTATAATATAATAAACAATGAGTACTAATTTGCAAAAATGTAATAATAATTGTTCTAATGACACCTTTAATTTACTCGAACCTAAAATAAAAAATCTTATCAAATATATTTCTCTTGGATTCATTCTATCCTTTTTCATTAAATGGTACGTTTCTTCTTCCTTGCTATTGTCTGAAATTATAACTATTATAATTATGTCTTCTTCCTTATATATGTTATTCGATTTATATTTTCCGACTGTCAATATAATTAATAAACCTTAAATATACTAATTATTTACCAGTTGAACCAAACCCTTTATTACCCCTTTCTGTATCATTTAACTCTTTTACTACTTCCACTCTTATATTCCCTAAATTCGGTCCACATATCTGTACCAATTTATTCCCTCTTTCTACATCCAAATTTTCATCACCCAATTTCATATATTGAAACGCCGCTTTTATATTACCCCTATATCCTGCATCTATTATTCCTACTGAATTACACAACCTTAAATTCGTCTTATATATACTTGATCTTGGATATAAATAATACGATACATTTCTTCCATTCTCATCTAACATTTCACAACTTATATTTAAATCAATTAAATGTGTGTCAAAAGATCTAAAAACATAATCATTCGGAATCATTAAATCTATTCCACTATCTCCTTCATAATTTAATGAATAATTTTCATAATATTCTATTAATTTTCTATCTTCACTATTTACTTTGACTTTTAATGTATAATTTGACATCTATATTATAATAATATTTTTTTATAATAAACATTTATTTATATAAAAATATTATTATATAATATTTTATTCTTATCCTTCCTTATTCTTACTATGAATTTTACTAATAACACCAACATCAATGATAATCATATCATTCTTTTTTCTTCCATCATCATTTTATGTGCTTTCTGTTTGTTTATCTTTATTATTCTTTTATGTCATTTTAACACAAATTTAAATAATTCTTAACACATCTCAATATATTAAATTTATTTCACTTAATGTATCACTCATTATATTTCCACCAACATGTACACCGTCAAATTCACTTAATGATAACTCTATTATTGTCCTATTATTCAATCCCCCTTCTTGTTTATAGTTTATATTCACTTTGGGCATTGTATATCCTTTTTCCGTAAATTCTATTTCATTGTATTCTGTTGAATGTATACTGTCTGTAAAAAGATTGTGTTTATCTTTTTCTGTGTCTGTTTCTGTCATAGTATTTCCATATTGTATTGGCTCTGTTGAATCTTCACGTGTGCCTTCTTTATATTTATTTTCTAAATAATTTAATTTAGTTTCATTATACAAACGATTATATTCAGTTGTTGATGGTGAATGTTCATATCCTCCATATTGAGTGTTTAATAAATTATTTTTATTTTGTAAATATTTATTTTTTTCTTCTAAATATTTATCCATTAAAAATTCTGTATCCTCCATTTTTTATATTATATTATAATTATTATATATTTTTTATTTTTGTTTATTATTTATTATTATTTTTTTTATTGTTAACATTTAAGAATATCCTCTATTATAATTAATTAGTTAATTATATATGTCCTCTATTTCTTCTGATAAAATTAAACCTAAAAATAAAAAACCAACCATCATCGACGACTATTTTAATATTCTTAATAATTATAGACTTAAATATGGCAATAATACTTTCCTTCTAATGCAAGTTGGCTCCTTTTTCGAGGCTTATCAAACTTTAGATAATGGTTTTAATTTAACTACTATATCCAATCTTTTAGGTATCACTTATACCAAAAAAAATAAAAATATACCCGAAATTAACATTTCTAATCCTTATATGTTAGGTTTCCCTTGTCCTTCATTACATAAATTCCTTAAAATATTAATTAATAATGGTTTAACCGTTATCATTTTTGAACAAAAAAATGAATTATCTGATGGTTCATTTTCAAGAGAACTTTCTGGTATTTATAGTTATGGAACTTATGTTGATGATGTTAGTATTATTGATAATAATTATATTTTATCAATATATATTGAAGAGTGTCAAAATGTAAAAAAAAATAATATTTTCTCTTATTTAATCGGTATCTCCATTATTGATGTTTCTACTGGTAATGTTCAAGTTTGCGAAACTTATTCTAAACAAAACGATGAAATGTCTTCATTTGATGACGTTCTTAAAATAATTAATTCTTATAATAGTAATGAAATTTTAATTACATATCATAATCTTAATAATATTAATATTAAAACTCTTTTATCCTTATTAGAATTAGATACTGATGATAAACGATGTTATATTAATAAAGTTGATGAAAATACATTAAAAATTAAATATCAACAAGAAATATTAAATAGAACATATAAATTTAATAATAATAATGATCTAAGTAAATTAAATATTTTTGAACAATTAGATATCGAAAAATATAATTATATCACTATCTCTTTAGTTATCTTATTAAATTATATTTATGAACATAATAAAAGTTTGATCAAAAATTTATCTTTTCCTATTATTCTTGACAAACAAAATTTATTATATTTAGGTAATAATACTCTTAATCAATTAAATATTATTAATAATGGTTCCGTCTCTAATAATTATAAATCTAAATATAAATGTTTATTTGATGTTATTGACAAAACTTCAACATCTATGGGTAAACGTTTTTTAAAAAATCAATTAATAAATCCATTAATTAATGATAAAGAATTAAATTTTAGATATGATTTAACTGAATATTTAATGTATGAAAAATATTGTTATAAATTACAAAATTTATTATCTGTTATTCCTGATATTGAAAAATTTATCCGCAAAATTTCAACCGAAAATATTAATCCTTCCGATCTATTTAAATTTTATCATTCATTATTATCCATCCAAAATTTAATCATTAATCTTATTGATAATAATATCTTTAATGACTTTGAAGAATTACAACATTTAATAAATATAAATGATATCAATAATTTAATTGCTCAATTCTCAATATTTGATATTGAAGAATTACAAAAATATTTTTTTAATGATATTAACGGCAAAATTTTTATCAATTCTTTCAATCCTATCATCGATAATATTCTAATCGATATCAATAAATGCAACTGTTCCATCGATAAAATAGCCTATGAATATAATGTTATACTTAATAATGAACTTAATAGTAAAGATCAATATATCAAAATTGAAAGTAATGATAAAGATGGTCATTACTTATCATTAACTAAACGTCGCGGCGAAATTTTATTTAAATATTTAGAAAAAAATTCACTCCTTAATAATAATATTATCTTTAAAACTTTACCTAAAGGCAACATCACCAAAATTTTTATTAACGATATCAAAAATAATTCCATTAAAATGGAACTTCTTATTAATGAACTTAAACATATCAACAATAATTGTTTCATTTCCTTCCTTAAATCATTCTATAATCAACATTCTTCTATCCTTAGTAATCTAATATATCTTATCAATATTATCGATTTTACTAACAGTAATGCTATCGTTTCTACCGAAAATTTTTATTGTCGTCCCGTCATCTCTAATATTTATAATAATCATTCATTCATTAATTCAACTAATCTTAGACATCCTATTGTTGAAAAAATTATTGACAGTCAATATATCCCTAACAATATTAATATCCATCCAAACATTGATAATAATAATAATGATAATAATAATAATGATAATAATAATAATGATGATAATGGAAAATTAGGAATGATTATTTTCGGTAATAATATGGTTGGTAAATCTACTTTAATTAAAGCTGTTGCAACCAATCAAATTATGGCTCAATGTGGTTTATTTGTTGCCGCTTCTTCTTATACTTATTATACTTATAGTTCTTTATTTACTAGAATAAGTGATGGCGATAATATGTTTAAAGCTCAATCTTCTTTCGGATTAGAAGTTAGCGAATTAAATTCCATTTTGAAAAGATGCAATAAAAATACTTTGTGTATTAGTGATGAAATTTTACATAGCAGTGATTATAGAAGTGCATTGATCATTGTTATGTCTATGATAGAAATTTTTAGTAAATCTGGTTGTAGTTTCTTAACAACCAGTCATTTACATGATCTTGTAAAATTAAATAGATTGAAAAAATTATCTAATGTTGGTATTTATCATTTACATACCGAAATTAAAAATAATCAAATCATCTTTCATAGAGATCTACGTAGTGGTTCTGGTAATGACTTTTATGGTTTAGAAATTTCAAAACATATCATCAATACTCCCGATTTCATTAAAATTTCAAGTGAAATTAAAGACGAAGTATTCAATGAAAATTTATTAAATCTTAAAACTTCTAAATATAATAGTTCCCTTTTTATGGATAAATGTCAAATTTGTAATTATGTTCCTTCCAGTTTTAACAACGAAATACCTCTCGAAACCCATCATATTATTTTTCAAAAAGATTGTAATGATGATGGTTATATTATTAATGATATTCGACATAAAAATCATAAATCAAATTTAGTTTGTATCTGTTCTAAATGTCATGATAATATTCATAATGGTAAAATTAAAGTTAATGGTTATAAAGATACTGTAAATGGAAAAATATTAGAAATTGAATGAAATTATTATTATATTTAATGCTTTAATAATTCCTTATTTAAAAAATATCACATCTGATAATAATAAAAATTATATGTTTTCTGAATTTTTATTATTTTTCTTTTTTTAATATGTTAATATAATTAATATAATATATAACTATAATTATATCAATATATTTATAATATAAATGATTAATATTATTTTATCTTGTAGTGATAGTGTTGAAAAAATTAATTTAATTAATAAAAAACGATATTTATTTGGTGAAGCAATTAAACATATTAATGTACCAAATATAAATGATATCATATTAAACGTTTATATTGTTGATAATAGTATAACTAGTGATATTTTAACTGAACAAGAAATTAAAGAAGAATTAATTAAAAATTTTAATTTAAATGTTGGCAAAGTTGTTAAAATTAAAGGAAATTTTTTTAATTGTTTAGATAATTTAAATATCATCTTTGATTCCATTTCTTTTGTTGGTTCTCTAAAAGATAATTTCTTATCAACTGAAAATGATGGTAAAATTAAATTTGATGAACAAACCATTTCTTCCTTTGTTGATAAATTATTTAATTTTATTAAACAAGATAATGGTAGTTTCTTTTGGTTCTATAAAAATGAATTTAGAAATATTAATTATAAATCTAATCCTCTACATAACTTAATTAATGACTTATTTGATATGTATTTTGATAATTCTAGTAATGGTATCTATACTCCTAAACAAAACAACTAATTTTTTAAAAATTATTTAATCTTATATTTAAAAAATTGATAATATATAAAATAATATCTAAATAAATGAGTTTTTTAACAAAATGTACAAATACAAACTGTTCTATTGAATATAATAATTATTTTGATAATCATTGTTGTAATTGCAAAATTAATTATAATAAATCTCAAAATCATTGTTGTAAATGTAATAGTTTCTTTGATAATAATTTTAAACATTGTTGTAAATGTAATTCAACTTATTCACAAAATTCTTGTGCTTGTGTTGAAATTAATATCAATTTTAATGATCAAATTATTAAAAAATGTATTGATCAAAATTGTTTAATGGATTATAATTCTGAATTTGAATATCATTGTTGTAATTGCAAAATTAATATTAGCAAAATATATAATCATTGTTGTAAATGCAAAATATCATATTTTTATGATCAAAAACATTGTTGTTTTTGTAAATTTATTTATGTTGATAAACATTATTGTGGATTTTATAAAAATTTAAGTGATGGATGTGGATATAAGTTATTAGTCGATTCAGATTATAATCATACTATTAATGGTTTCGATCCTAAATCGTACTATAATTATAATAGAATTTATAGTCCCATTTCAAAACCATCAACACAAAATATTCATCATGTATATACCAATTCTATTATGAGTAAGTTATGCGACATACAAAACAGAAAAAATTATACTAATTGTGTTAATTGTCATATTGAATATGACAAAACAAAATTTAATCATTGTTGTGAATGTAAATATATTGGTGTTAATATTTGTACTCATATTCCTATTTTTGAAAAAAAAGAAAATAGTTTAATAGATATAATTGATATAGATAATGATCTTATTTATAATGCATTTTATACCATACAAATTAACAAAATTGTTAATACAAAATTATTCAATTATTATAACAAAATGTTACAAAATGAATTGTTACTCTCTGGATATATAAATATGTTGAAAATTTATAATTTCGGCAAATATATCAAAAATAAAATTCCTTATAACATTTTACAATATATTACTTCTTTTTTACATCTACACGATAATCTATTTATTGAAAATATTCGTATTTATGAAAATCCCGACTTAAATATTGATTATAATGCTTTAATATCTCCTATTATTTCTAATAATGAAATAAATGAAGTTATATTGTATATTTATTAATAATTTAATCAATTTAATTAATTAAATTATTTTCCCTTAACCATTTCATATTTCTTAAATCTCCATTTCTTTTTGCATATTCATACATATTTTTTGTCAGTGGACATCCATTCTCTTTTAACCATTTCATATTTTTTAATTTTCCATTTAATACTGCTTCACAGAATGTATCTTCATCATAAGGACAATCATTTTCCTTTAACCATTTCATATTTTTTAATATACCTCTTTTAGCAGCCGCTGAAAACGTTTTTTTAGAAAAATTACATCCATTTTCTTTTAACCATTTCATATTTTCTAAATTTCCATTTTTCGCCGCATATTCAAACACTTCCTCATCCGACTGACATCCATTTTCTCTTAACCATTTCATATTTTCTAAATTTCCATTTTCTACTGCATAATTAAATGTATATAAATCCCATGGACATCCATTTTCTTTTAACCATTTCATATTTTCTAAATTTCCATTTAATGCTGCTATTGCAAATGTAAATTTATCCCAAGGACATCCATTTTCCTTTAACCATTTCATATTTTCTAAATTTCCATTTTCTACTGCATTTGTAAATGTGTCTACATCCCAAGGACATCCATTTTCTTTTAACCATTTCATATATTCTAAATTTCCATTAGTTGCTAAACACGAAAATAAATTATTATCAAACTTATAACCATTTTTTAATAACCATTTCATATTTTCTAAATTTCCATTTTTTACTGTGTATATATACAAAAAAATATTTTTCTTATCTTTATGATTGTTATTTAATAACCATTCCATCGTTTCTAAATTTCCATTTTTTATTGCCGCTGATAATGTATGTTTTCCAATTGGACATCCATTATCTAATAACCATTTCATAATTTCTAAATTATTAACTGCTTCATCTAATGTATATATATTAAATTTACAACCAATCTCTATTAACCATCTAATATTTTCTAAATTACCATCTCGTACTACGTGTGGTAATGTATATTTGTTCCACATACAACCATTTTCTTTTAACCATTTCATATTCTCTAAATTTCCATTTATAGCTGCATAGTGTAATGTGTCTGTTGAAAATGAACAACCATTTTTTTTTAACCATTTCATATTTTCTAAATTTCCATTCAATGCTGCATTGTTAAATGTTCCTTCAGTTAATATACATCCATTATTTAATAACCATTTTATATTTTCTAAATTTCCATTCAATGCTGCATGTTCTATCGTTTTATCAGAAAATTTTATTTCTTCATAATTATTTTTTAAATATTCAAACATTTCTACATTTTTTAAATGATATGTTATTGACTCTTTTATTCCACAATCATTCTCTATCGCCCATTCTAACATTTCTATCGATTGACAAAAATTTTTTAATGTATAATATTTCTTATTTATTACTAATTTAACATTCGACATCCTTTTATTCATTAATAATAATAATTTTTTGTCATCATCATCCAATATAACATTAAAATATCTAATTAATTTATCAATAACATAGATAATATCTAACATAATAATATATCGTCAAAAATTACAATTTACAAAAATTATATATTATAAAAATCATTTTTTTATATATAAATATCCATTATTTTAACATTTTTCCCTCCCCTTTAAGCTCAATATTTTGTTTTTCAGTTTAACTAACACCTTATCCAAAAAAATAATTCATACATATTATCATCTATTCATTACACCACAATTTAACAGATTATACATATTATTTTTTATATTTTTCCATTTTGAAAATTTAAATATTTATAACTAATTAAAGCCGTAATATTTTAATTAAACATATTGTTTTATTATCTACTATATGTTTATTATATATAAATAAATTTATTTATATCAAACATATTATTTATCATATATCAATTTTATACATATTTTTTATATTCTCCCATCTTTTATCATCAATTGGACATCCATTTTCTTTTAACCATTTAATATTTGTTATATTTCCATTCTGCAATGCTCTAGAAAATGTATATTCATCCCATTCACATCCATTTTCTTTTAACCATTTCATATTTTCTAAATTCCCATTTTTTGCTGCTTCTCCAAATGTCCATTTGTCCCAAGGACATTCATTTTCCTTTAACCATTTCATATTCTCTAAATTTCCATTTTCTGCTGCATATATAAATGTACTTGTTCTCCATTTACATCCATTTTCTTTTAACCATTTCATATTTTCTAAATTTCCATTCGAAACTGCTTTTGTAAATGTCCATTCGTCCCATGGACATCCATTTTCTTTTAACCATTTCATATTTTCTAAATTTCCATTTTTTGCTGTATTTGAAAATACACATTCGTTCCATGGACATTCATTTTCTTTCAACCATTTCATATTTTCTAAATTTCCATTCCAAGCTGCTTTTTCAAATGTTTCCTCATTCCATTGACATTCTTGTTTTTTTAACCATTTCATATTTTCTAAATTTCCATTCAAAGCTGCATTTGTAAACGCCCATGAGTTACATAGACATCCATTTTCTTTTAACCATTTCATATTTTCTAAATTTCCATTCAATGCTGCTTTTGCAAATGTATCTTCATCAAAATTACATCTTTTTCTCCTCAACCATTTCATATTTTTCAAATTCCCATTCAAAGCTGCAAAACTAAATATACACTTATTTAATTCACATTTATTTGTATTCAACCATTTCATATTTTCCAAATTCCCGTCTAAAGCTGCATGACCAAATGTATAACTTGTAAATTTAATATTTTTATAATTATTTTTAATATATTCAAACATTTCTATATTTCTTAAATAATATGTCGTTCTTTCTTTTATTAAATATCTATTATGATTCCTTTCATCCGTCGCAAATTCTAACATATTTATTGATCCACAAAAATTTTTTATATTAAAACGTCTTATATTATATTTATTTATTTTACTAAATTCTATATTCTCACATGATTTACTCGTTTGTAATAATAATTTCTTTTCATCATCATTTAACAATTCATCTAATTTTCTTACATAAATTTTAAATATATTTATCATCACTATTATAAATATATCTAAATTAAGTTTATTTACATTAAATATTTCATTTTTTATATATTAATTTAACCAAATTATCACAATATTTTTAACATTTCTTCACATGATATCCTGTTTTTCGGTTCCACTAACACCTTATTCAAAAAATAATTTATATATTCTATAGTCTGTCCATCAAATTCTGTATTAGTTGAATCATATAAACATTCATTTATTGTTTGTTTCTCATATCCTAATATAAATTTACCCTTTTTATCCACATATTTATAATATTTCCTACCGTTCTTAAATCTCTCTACATCCATATTACATATACTTAACATTAAACATATATGATGTGTATCTTCATCATATTTCCCTTTTTCTTCACTCGGATCAAATAATACATCCCCCGTCATTAATTCAAAAAATAAACATCCTATCGACCATATATCTACACTTTTATCCCATACACATCTAAATAAAACTTCTGGTGCCATATAATATCTCGTTTGTATTTCTTCATCACACTGTTTTGACATCTTTTTTATTGAACCAAAATCTGATAATATGTAATCACATTCCATTAAATTTAAATTCAATAAAAATTGTTTATTAAAATCTAATTTATAATATGTCGCTCTATCATCATTTATATCTATTTTATCCCCTTCATCCAAATAATTATTACATATCTTCCTAAATTCTTGTCTTAACTTTAATCCTACATTATCATATATTTTCTCTTTATTTTCTTTTACTTTATTTAACACTCTCTTATATTTACTACTTCCCTTTTCATACGATAACAAATTATATTCATTCTTTAATTTTTTTATTTCCTCATTTATTTCATCTATTATTCTATTATTTATAACATAGTTTATAAAATTATTAAATATCTCATTTTTACCCTTTATTAATATATTCTGTGGTTTTATGTCAGTGTGTATATATCCCACCTCATTTAACACCATCAATCCTTCAACCACATTCCTTATTATTTTCCTTGATACTTCCAATTCTAACCCATCCCTCCTTATGTCCAATAATGATGATACCGAACCAACATATAAATCCATTACTATACATATATTTAAATAATCCTTTTCTATTGGATTCTCCACATCAAATACATTGTGCAATAATGGTAAATATTTACTATTTAATTTATTTAATATTAATGCTTCCTTTTTTCCTTCTTTATAATCATCTAAATGTTGTATCTTTATTGCATATAATTTACCATTTAATATATTTAAACTTAACCATACTGCTGAAAATGTCCCTGAACCAATCTTATCTATCAACATATATTCTCCTTTTAATACTTTCCCATAAAATTCTTCTCCTAATGATTTATCATAACAACTATCACTTGAATATTCACTTGATGAATCAATT